CCCCGTGAGGGGGTGGAGCGCTCACTGTCATCAGTGAGCCGTATCGCGAGTTCTCTAGCTCGGAATGTTTCCAAACTTTCGACCTCGAGATAGTGGAATTATCTACTAACGCGATTCCGCCATTACCTTGAAAGGAAATGACGATGCCATTTGTTAGTTCGTTTTCCTCCGCCAATATTGACTTATTTTACGGCGGGGTTTCACACCCATCTGCTCGCGATACCTACAAGGTTCGTCAACAGTGGGTCCCCGCTACGAAAGTCAAAGGCGCTTGGATTACGCTACCAAATGGCAGTAAGTTCCGCAAAGCTACCGCCCTTACGAAATTCGTAGGGTGGCTGGAGCCTGGTGGCCGTCAGGCCACGTTCGGCACCCGAGGGGGTGCCCCAGCTTCAGTTCTTAGCTCCCCTGGTGGTTATCAGTCCGATATTCTTCAGACTTCATTATCACCAAATTTACGGGGTGCAGTTGGATCTTTCTCGAAGCTTCAAAATGCTCCGGTAATACCAACTGCAATGCAGAACGAATCGTCTACGAAAGCCTTGCTCAAGATCGCCTCCGAAAAGGCGGGTATTGGGCAAGACTTAGCGACCTTTCGTCAGACTCTTGATCTTATTCACAAACCTGGTTGGTCGCTTGTTAACGCGATCAAGAAGGCGTGGCAAGACAAGAATCTGCGACCGTATTTCATGTATTCAGAAAGAGAAATCAAACATCTCAAACTGTTTACACGAGCATCTGCCCAAACATACCTAGAATACGTTTATGGGTTTCGACCCATAATGAACGATATCTATGGTATTATGGAAAAGATGAAGGAGAAAGGTTCTAAAGACCACCTCCTATACGGTAATGGTTCGTCTACTCAGTCAGGATCCACTAACACCGGATCTTTTACTGATATCTCCTACAACGCTCTCACGAACGTTGCTTCTGGGGATGAGACAGCGCATGTCCATAGCAAAATATGGGGTCGTATCGACCCGAATTGCCCTGGCTTACGCTCTTTGAACCAATTAGGTCTTATCAATCCGCTTGCAATTGCCTGGGACCTCGTCCCTTGGTCTTTTGTTGTAGATTGGGTCCTTCCTATTGGACCCGTTCTACAAGCGCTTACCGCGCCTGCTGGATTGATCTTCGTTGATGCTAGTTCGTCTGTTCGTGTTACAGCCGTCGCCGGTTGGGACCACCACAATAAGTTTCTTGACAGCTCTGCTGCCTCGAATACCTATGCTAGTGGAGTCCTCCGTTACGAAGGTTATAACCGAATTACCCATTCTGGGTGGCCCCTTCCCGGGGTCTGGGTGAACGAGCATCCCTTCTCAAATAACGATCGATGGCTAAAGGCTTTAGCCCTTGCTATCACGAATTTGAGATTCTTAAGGTAAGAACACATGCTGGATGACCAGCTTCCTCCACGATTTAATTAGGAGAAAAGCAATGGCCGCACGTGCCAACCTTGTCATCAATGACAGGGCCGCGACACCCGTCGCACACACCTATACACCAGATGGGGGTGACCCCACTACTGGTGTTGCCACTTGGTCGGAAAAGACTTCCGTACCTGCGGGTAACCCGCAGTATACGGCATCCTATCGCTCAAGTGGTGGTCAACTTCGCTCGACTATCAGGCTGAGAATCCCAGTAGTTCAGACTCAGACTATTAACGGGGTTTCTACCCCTGTAGTAGTCCGAACTGCATACTTGGAACTCTCAACTCGGTTCGATGCTCTCTCGACGACCCAAGAACGTGCAGATGCAGTTGGACTTATGTACAACTCACTTGCTACGACTCAGGCTCAAATCAACGATCTACTCGTGAATGCAACTCCAATGTATTGACGGTTTTCCGGCTTTACACAGGAGGCACTCATGGTAGACGTTAATCGAGAGATGACAGTTCGCATAATGACTCTTATCATTTGCGTGTCTGTCGTGGCATTGGCTATTATTGCCTTTGCCATCCACTCTTCTTACCCACGAGGGGAAGCAGAATGCAAGAGCATCGAAAAGAGTACAAGCGCCGAAAGCGAAAATTCGAGGATTCGAACTTCGCAATTTGCGCCGCAGCCAGATCGTCCGTCCTTGAACTTACAAGTTCCATTGACGGAGGAGAAGACTTTGCGTATTCCTACCTTTCAGAGGAGTTCGCCGCTAAATACTGCGACGAAACCCTCACTCCCTCAAGCGAACGAAGGGCTAACGCCATTCGAAAACTTCGGGAATGCGAGGTAAGGAACGCCGCGTGGAATGAAATTCTACGCGATAGAGATCCCGGTTACAACTTGTTACCGCGTGTCTCTTATAAGTCTTTTCTTCGATTTGCACGAAGATTGATCAGAGATATCCTTGGCCCTCTCAGCAATGAGCTGGTCGTAGGAGAGTTCTCTGGTGGTGCTTCGACAAGTCGCAGACGTACTGAGAGCCATCCGGCTAGTAAGTACGTCGGGAAGGCTGACGTTACTGAGTCAGCAGTTAAGTACATCGATCTAATTAAAGTCGAGTGCCCTCTGCTGAAAGAGTATGCCATCTTTGACGACGTTCGCGTTGTTGAAGGCAACATTCTCTTCACCGTTCCAAAGAAAACGGATATTGATCGCTGTGCTTGTAAAGAGCCAGATATCAATATGTTTCTCCAGAAAGGCGTTGGCGCGAGAATTCGCCGACGTCTTCGACGCTTCGGTATCGACCTCAATGATCAATCACTTAACAGGCGATTCGCTGAGATTGGATCTAAGGATAACTCCTTAGCCACTCTCGACCTATCATCCGCTAGTGATACGATCACTATTGAGGCCGTCCGAGCCCTTCTCCCTCTCGATTGGTTCTTGTATCTTAATGATATCAGAAGCCAGCAGATGGAGATTGATGGAGACAACTACCGTACTGAGATGTTTTCGAGTATGGGTAATGGTTTTACATTTGAGCTAGAAAGTTTGATCTTTTTTGCCCTTATGCGAGCCACTGCCTATTTCGAAGGCATCTCTGGCGTCATCTCCGTCTATGGCGACGATATCGTCATCCCGTCAGGGATGTTCGATGCCGCTACCTGGGTGCTTCACAGTTTTGGATTTACTGTGAACATGGAAAAATCGTTTTCCTCAGGATTCTTTCGGGAGTCCTGTGGTGGACATTATTTCCACGGTCTTGACGTAACCCCTTTCTACCTTAAGCGGAAACCTACTCGCTTGACTGACGTCATTCGAGTAGCTAATCAGCTGCGCCGATGGGCGTTTGCTGATGAATACCGCCAATACGAAATTCCCGGATTGTACCGTTCATGGTGCAAAATCGCGTCTTTCGTACCTAAGGGCCTTTGGGGTGGTTATGACTATGCGTTAGACACTAAGTTGGTCAGTCCTCCTGGTGGACGGCACGTTTTGCAACGTGTCACCTCTCCGGTTGGATTACCCTCTATAGGTTCTTACGCACATTGGCATAACACTAATTGGAACCGCCAACACGACCCAAAACCAGGGCGTGACTCCGAATCGACAGTTCAAAAATGTCGATTACGGAGGGCGAAACCAGGTGCACCGGTATGTCTCCACTTCTTCCACGAGGAATTAGTGTGATATCCCGATCCGCTTTGTAAGCGGGGGTCCGAGCTTGCTGGCCCTACAGGGACTACCTTGTCCTGTAGGTAGCGGCAGGCCCCCTTAGGGGGGCCGGTTTTATACCGCTCGCGAAC